AAGTGATAGCAACTCTTGTGAAGAATGTTTCTGATGCTTCTGATAAACTGATGGACGTAAATAAGAAACTCCATGAGATTGAAATCATCGCAGAACCAGAGAAGAATTTGAAAAATATGGATAAACTTGAATTGAATCAACAGAACAATACATATTACGTTGGTTCAACGGCTGACTTACAAGAACTTATCAACAATACTATGTCAGATAAAACTTTGATAGAAGTCGATAAAGATGATGAGGATGAATAAATGCCAACTTATGAATATGAATGTACAAATTGTGGCCATAGATTCGAAAAAATACAAAGCATAAATGACGAACCTCTGAAAACTTGCGTTAAATGTGAGAAGAAGACTCTGAAAAAACTGTTCCATACTTCTGGGATAATATTCAAAGGTTCTGGTTTCTATACAACAGACTATAAGAAAAAAGGGAAGTGATGGAAACTCCCGAACAAGAAATAGAGCATTTTCAAGGAAATCCACTTGTGAAAAAAGTTGGAGCTCAAATCCAATTTACAAAAGAACAAGTTGAAGAATATGTCAAATGTGCTCAAGACCCTTTTTATTTTATTGAAAAATATATGAAGATTGTCACCATTGACTCTGGTGTTCAAGTAATCAAACTTTATGATTTTCAAAGAGAGATGATCAATAAATTTGTAAATGAGAAATTTATTTTAGCAAAATGCGCCAGACAGTCTGGAAAGACTATTGGTGTTGAATCGTTCATTCTTTGGTCTATTTTGTTCAAGGACAACTATCGTGTGGGTATGTTTGCAAACAAGTTCGACACATCCAAAAAGATTCTAAAAGAAATCAAATATTCATACGAACAACTTCCTATGTGGTTGCAACAAGGTGTTGTTACTTGGAACAAACATAGTATAGAACTTGAAAATGGTTCTTCAATCACATCATCTTCAACTTCTGGTGATGCTGGACGTTCAAGAACATACAATTTAGTATTCTTGGATGAGTTTGCCTTTGTCCCAGATTATGTTGCTGCTGATTTTTTTACTGCGGTATATCCAACGATATCTTCTGGTAAGAACACAAAAGTTATTATCATTTCAACACCAAATGGATTGAACTTCTTTTATAGAATGTGGGTTGAAGCACAAGAAGGTAGATCAAACTACAAATTATTTGAAGCAAACTGGAGAGCAGTTCCAAGTCGAGATGATGCTTGGGCATCTGAAACTCTTGCCAATGTTGGAGAAAAAGCATTTCAACAAGAGTATGAATGTGATTTTTTAGGTTCATCAAACACTTTGATATCAACTACAAAAATAAAAGAGATGGTTTGGAAGAGACCAGTTAAAAGGTATCAAGGGGGTTTAGCAATTTATGAAGAACCTAAACCAAGGAACCAGTATATAGTCACTGTGGACGTTTCCAGAGGTATTGGGAAGGACTATTCAGCATTCACAGTAATAAATGTTTCAGAGTTCCCATATAAGGTTGTAGCAAAGTATCAGAATAATGAAATATCTCCTATGGTATTCCCAAACACGATATATGAAACCGCAACCCACTTCAATCAAGCAATGGTTTTAGTTGAGGTGAATGATATTGGAGAACAGGTTGGAGCAATTCTTTACAATGACTTGGAATATGAAGACCTAATTATGACTGAACATGGTGGAAGAAAAGGTCAAAGAATTTCTTCTGGATTTGGTGGTAATGTTTATTACGGTGTTAGAATGACAAGTAACGTCAAAAAAATTGGTATGGCAAATTTGAAAACTATGATTGAGTCTGATAAACTATTGATCCACGATGTTGATATTATTACTGAATTATCTACTTTTGTACAGAAAAGAAACAGTTATGAAGCAGAAGAGGGTTATCATGATGACTTGGTTATGTGCTTGATCATCTTTGGTTGGGTGTCAAATCAAGAATATTTCAAAGAACTTACAAACTCAGACATTAGAAAGAAGTTGGAAAAAGAAAGAGAAATGGAAATAATGGAATCAACCCTACCTCCTGGATTTGTTGTTAATGGTGAAGAAGAGGAGAGTTTCACAGATTCCGAGGGAACTGTCTGGTTTGTTATAAGGTGAAAATACCCTAATTTATAAATATCATTGATTGAAAAATAATTTTATTTTTTTATAAAAAGGAGAAAAATATGGCATCATTATTAAGTCCCGGTGTTATAACAAGAGAAATAGATTTGACAACAGTTACACCTGCTGTTGCGTCTACTGAGGGTGGAATTGCTATGCATGCCCAGTGGGGTCCAGCAGAGAAATTAGTATTAGTCACAGATGAATTAGACTTGGTTGATGTTTTTGGAAAACCAAACAATGATAATGCTTCTGATTGGTTCACAGCAAAGAATTTTTTATCTTATTCTGGAGCATTATATGTTTCAAGAGCTCTTCCAGATGGAGCTATGAATGCGGTTGCAGGTAATGATACTATAAATTCTATATTAATTAAAAATTTAGACCATTTTGAATCACAAGTATATGCTTCTAATGGAGAATGGGCAGCAAAATATCCCGGAGGTTTGGGTGATAGTTTGAAAATTAGTCTTGCTGACAGATCAACATACGATGCTTGGGCATATAAGGATTTATTTTCAGAAAAACCTGACTATGATGAACTTCACATTGTTGTTGTAGATGAAGATGGTTATATTTCAGGTGAAAAGGGAACTGTTTTAGAAAAATATGATTTCCTTTCTAAGTTTTCAGATGGAAAATCTGAAGATGGGTCTTCAACATACTACGAAAAAGTTATAAATGACTCCTCTGAATATGTTTGGAGTTTAGGTGCTTATGCTTTAATGACGGATTGGGGAAAACTAGCAGATCAGGTTGTTGAATATGGTGCTGATGGTACAGTTTCAAATATTATTGGGGATGCAGGAGCTTTAATGCTATCCCATGACCGTGATGGTGATGGAGATCCAGCAAACGATTTAATCAATTCGACACATTCCTTTGAACAAGGAAACGATGGAACTCCAATTCAAAGTGATAGAGTTGATGCTCTTGACCTTTTTGTTGACGATGAATTGGTTGATATATCATTTCTTTTAGCTGGTGCTGCTGATGTTACAGTTATAAACAAAATATTTGATATTGCTTCTTCAAGACAAGATTGTCTAGGTGTCATTTCACCTGAGAAAGATGATGTTGTAAACGCATTAACACCAATGGACAATGTAAAAACTTTTAGAGAAACATTGAATGTTGGTGGATTGAAAGACTTAAAAGGTAGTTTCATGGTTATGGATGATAACTGGAAATACCAATTTGATAAGTATAATAACTTAAATAGATGGGTTCCCTGTAATGGTGATACTGCTGGATTGATGGCAGAAACTGACATCGAAAGAGCTGCTTGGTTCAGTCCAGGGGGTAGGTCTTTGAAGAATGTTATCAAACTTGCTTGGAAATCTAAGAAAGCAGAAAGAGATGTTCTTTATCCTCTAGGTATAAATTCAGTTACAACTTTTCCTGGAGAAGGGGCAATCCTTTACGGTGACAGAACAATGTTGAAAAGACCTTCCGCATTTGATAGAATTAATGTTCGAAGATTATTCATTGTTTTGAGAAAGACTATTTCAAGAACTGCTAGGTCATTCTTGTTTGAATTGAACACTGAATTTACCAGAGAGAGGTTCAAGAGCACTGTTATTCCTTTCTTGGAAGAAGTTCAAGGAAGACAAGGAATCACTGATTTCTTAGTTGTTTGTGATGAAACTAATAATACTGGTCAAGTTATAGATCAAAATCGATTTATAGGTGACATTTACATTAAACCTGCCAGAAGTATTAACTTTATTGAATTAAATTTTGTTGCTGTTAGAACAGACGTTGAATTTAGTGAAGTTGTTGGTTCGGTATAAGATAGGAGAATAGAAAAATGGCTTATTCAATACAGAATATTAAATCGAATTTGACAGGTGGGGGTGCACGTTCTGCTCTCTTCAAAGTAACTTTTGACTATCCAGCTGGCATTAGTGCTACATCTGGAGAGAAACTTCAGTTTTTGTGTAAAGCATCTCAAATTCCTGCTTCTACAATAAACAAACTTGAAGTTGATTATATGGGTAGGAAAGTTAAACTTGCTGGGACTAGACCAGAATTTGCTGACTGGACTGTAACTGTAATCAATGATGAAGATTTTGCTATCAGAAATGATTTGGAAAATTGGATGAATTTTATGAACGGTCATGTTGATAATGCTCAAATAGTTAATCCTCTTGATTACAAGACTACAGGAAAAGTAACTCAATTATCCAAAGATGGTTCTAAATTGAGAGAATATAATTTCAAGGGAATTTTCCCAACTGAAATTGCTCAGATTGACTTGTCTTGGGATAGTGAAGATCTTGAAGAATTTGAAGTGACTTTTTCTGTTGACTGGTGGGAAGTTGCTGGTCAGACTTACCCAAAAGGTAATAACGGAACTAGTTAATAACAGTTTATATAACTATAAAGAAGGGTTCTACTAAATAATAGTAGGACTCTTTTTTTATATTATTGGAGAATATAATGCCAAAATTTCTAGGTTATGAATTTGATTTATTCGGTTTTTTGAAGACTGATGAAAAACCACTACCACCTATATTGAACGAACCAAATGATGATGGTTCGAAGATTGTTGAAATCTCAGAAGATAAAGATGGTGCTGGTGTTTTCTTTACTTCTGGGACCACACTCAACTATGACAGTTCTTTTCAAAATGAGAAGGACTTAATAAAAAAATATAGGAACATGGCTTTCCAACCAGAAGTTGATGAAGCAATTAACGATATTGTTGTTGATTCAATTGTCGGTGATGAAAGGGAAGATACTGTTAAGGTTGATTTACAAAGAACTGCTTGGTCAAAATCAGTTCAGAAAAAAGTATCTGATGAATTTTCAAATGTTCTTGATGTTTTAGAGTTTAGATCGAAAGGTTTTGAGATATTCAAATCTTGGTATATTGATGGTAGGATATTTTATCAAAAGGTTCCAAATAAAAATAGGAGTAAAGGTCTTCATTCCGTTAAAAGATTGGATTCTCTAAACATTAAAAAAGTTAAGGAGATAATTAAGAAGACAGATGAGAAAACTGGTGTTCAATATATTACTGATGTTAGAGAGTATTATATGTACACTAAACAATCGAATTATAACCATGGATACACATCTTCAAATACAAATTATACCAATATAAAAATACCTATTGAGAATATTGCGTATGCTCATTCTGGTCTATTCGATAGTGAAAAGGAGCAGGTTCTCTCGCACCTTCACAAGGCAATGAAGACGTTAAATCAACTTCTAATGCTAGAGGATAGTGTTGTGATATATCGCATCTCTAGAGCACCCGAAAGACGAGTATTTTATATTGATGTGGGTAATCTTCCAAGAACAAAAGCAGAACAATATCTTCAAGATATCATGAGAAGGTTTCGAAATAAGTTAGTTTATGATTCATCAACAGGTGAAGTGAAAGATGATAGAAAATTCACAACAATGACAGAGGATTATTGGCTCCCAAGAAGAGAGGGTAAAACTGGGACATCAATCGAAACATTACCAGCAGGTTCAAACCTTGGTGAAATGGAAGATGTCGAATATTTTAAGAAGAAATTATACAAAGCATTGAACATCCCAACTTCTAGATTAGAACAAGAAACTGCTTTCAACATGGGTAGAAGTGGTGAAATAACTAGAGATGAAGTGAAGTTTGCCAAGTTTATCGATAGATTGAGAAGAAGATTCTCTGATATATTCTATGATCTTTTATCAACTCAACTTATTATGAAAGGTATAATGAGTAAAGAAGAGTGGGAAGAGAATAAAGATAGAATTGAGTTTATATATTCTAATAATTCTTACTTTTCAGAATTGAAGACTATGGAATTATTGAGAGAAAGATTCACATTGGCAACTGAAGCTGAATCATATATTGGTGAATACTTTTCTCGCAAATGGATGTATAACAATGTATTCAAGTTCAGTGATGCTGAGATTGCTGCTATGAAGAAAGAAATTAATAAAGAAGAAAATGAAGGTGAAATAACACCTGATGATTTTGGAAATGCTGGTTCTGATTTATCAAGTTCTAGTGGAGGTTCTTCAACTCCACCGCAAAGATCTTTTGAACAATCAAACGAACAAACAGTTTTAGACGAAAATGAGTTGATTTCAAACTCTGAAAGTATAAATAGTTCAAATACTAAGACCGTTTCACAATTATTAGAAAGAATGTCTAAAGTATTAGATGAGGAAAAATGATTGAATTTGAACTCGACATAGTTGAATCGATTTTATCAGAGGGTTTTGATAAATCTTTTGAGGAACTTTTCAATATTCAAAATTTTTCTGTCGAATTAAATGAAACCCATGAGAATGGTTTAGATGAAATCTTTAATAAAGA